GCCCATCTCCTTGAGGATCTCGAAGTAGATCTCGAACTCCTTGTCGTAGCGGGCCCGCTCGATCAGGGCAAAGTCTTCCGAGTAATCCCCGCGAAACTGGGGCACAGTGGAGCCGGCCGGCACCTCGATGTCCTTGATGAAGTAGGACCGCATGCTCGAGCGCACCCGGCTGCCGGTGGTCACGCTGTCGGACCAGCCGTCATCGCCGAACAGGCGAAACTCCTGATCGTTATCGTCGACCTGGAAGCTGCCGCTGGTGATGCCCTGCATCTCGATGTAGCCCTGGCCCGGGGGCAAAGTGGGCAGCGACACGAAGCCAGCGGCGTCGCGCACAGCGAACAGCCGTTGCGGTGCCATCAGGGGCACAGCTCGAACCAGGGTGCGGTGCGCCTTGTGGAAGGCGGCGCCGATCGCGAAATTGGCCATGGTGCTCCTCCTAGAGCGGGGTGATCAGAACTGCGTCGGGCAGCTCGTAGGTGAGCTGCTCGTAGGTGTTGTCGGTCTGGGGAAGCCCACGGGGCGTTGCCCAGGGCCAGGCCCGGTACGCCAGCAGCTGCACCCCACTGAGGTCCTTTGTGATGTCGTAACAGCGAAACTGGAGGGTCCAGATCCGCTGCGCCTTGAGCATGCCGAGACCTCCGAGGTCCTGCAGGATCGGCGGATTGGTCAGCACGCATTCGATGCCGCTGACCCGCCAATCCGGCGGGACCTGGGTCCGGCCGACCACATAGAGGGCCGGCTGGGTGGTGCCGTTGGGGAGGGTGTAGATGCCCAGCTCGCTACCGAACAGCTCCAGCAGGGCCTCCCGCAGCTGGGGGACGCTGCAGCCGGCCAGCACGGGCAGGGTCATTGCCCGGCCCTCCGGCGCATCGCCAGCGCAAACCGGGCCTGGAAGATCCGGGTCAGGGTTGCGCGGTCGTAGAGCACCGGCCGGGTCCAGGGGCGCGCCGGCATGCTCCGGGCATTGCCGTCGGCATCGGTGGCCTTGAACACCGCCCCGTCATGCACCACGGCTGCATAGGGGGCTGTCCAGTCGAAGTAGGTCTCGAGCTCCTGGCTCAGCCCGCGGGTGATCCGCAGGCTGCGGCGCAGGTTGCCGGTATCGACGATGTCCCGCGGAGTCGGCTCCCGGGGCCAGTCCCACTTTTCGTCGGAGATCTCCTTGGTGAAGCGCCGGCCCAGGTAGGCCGAGAAGTCGTCCCAGGCCTCGTTGAGGGCGTCGTCGATGCGCAGGTCCAGGGGCATGGGTCTGTCCTCCTCAGGGGGCTTGTGGGGGCGGTGGAGGGGGAGGCAGCTGCTTGCCGCCCAGCATCCGGAACGTGCCGGAGATCGATTGGCGGATGACCGGGTAGGCCACCGGCTTCATCTCCAGGTCGAACACCAGCTCGAAGCGACCGGTGAGGCCGTTGATCACCGCCGCGGCCTTGCTGCCGTTCGTGATCCGCTCGTCCAGGACGGCGGGGTACAACAGACGGCCGTTGCAGCGGTAGAGCGTGGTGTCGACCCCTGGCTCTGAGCTCCAGTCAGGGCCGGAGAGCTTCAGGGCTGCCAGGACCTCGATCGTCTCGAGGCTGGCGACAGGGTTCCCGGTCGCGGCGTCCGTGGTGATGGCGGAGCCGCTGACTGTGAAGGTCAGCTGGGCATTGCCCCACGGGGCGAAAGCAGCGACGGGAAGGGGCATCAGACGACGAAGCCGGTGAGCGGCAGGGTGAGGCGCAGGGCCTCGTATTGCTGGCCGTAGAAGGTGCTCATCACACCGTCTCCACCCGGATCGGCCGTCCGCTGATCGATGGAGGCGCCCACCTGTCGCACCCGCTGAGTCACCAGATGGGCGGCGTAGTAGGCGACTCCATCGCCATGCAACTCTCCCCAGATCTCCTCACCGCAGACCCGGCCGGCCAAGGCCAGCGATCCATCCACGACGGCGTCGGGGTGAATCGCCAGCTCCGGGAACCGGGCCAGGAATGCCGATCGGCTGGGGACTGCCATGGTCAGCCCTGCCCCTCCTCGATCTCCGCCAGGCGGCGCTTGCAGGCGTTGCGGATCGCCATCCGCTCGTCGGCGTCGTGCCAGGCCTGCAGCTGGGCCGCATCACGGGAGTGATGGATCAGCCGCAGCGCCGCCCGCTGCTCGGTGGTGGCGATCGAGATCACGGCCGCGGCCGGGGTCTCGCTGACCTTCTCGGTGGTGAGATCGATCTCTTCCACCAGGCGCTGCTCAAGCAGCTCACGGATGGGGGTGAGCTCCTGAGCGCGCTGCCAGAGCTCCTGGTCGATGTTGAAGTTGTTGCCCGGCTTGAGCACCAGGCTCTTCTCTTCTCCAGGGAAGGCGACCACAACCGCGCCGCCGGAGACGTTGGCGAGGACGGAATCGACCAGCTCAGGGGTGTAGGCGATGGCGAGGCTCATGAGGGTCAGCCCTTATCGACGTAGGTGATGGATTTGGGGTAGTAGAGCGCCACGCCGGCGATCTTGGCCTCTGCAGGCACACTCCACGCCAGGTTTTTGGGCTGGGGTGGGTGGAACTTCAGCGGCATCGGCACGTGGAACTGGAGCTTCCCGGGATCGCGCTTGTAGATCACCATCCGGGGGGCACTGAGAGCGCCGCCGGAGTTGGCCGGATCGAGCTCATTGATGGGCTCAACCTGGGTGATGTACGGGTTGGTGCGCAGGAAATACTCCAGCACCGTGGTGTCGGAGACGTTGCTGCGGGGCGTGGTGCTGATCTTCCGGTAGACGCTGTAGGGAAGCAGCATCGTGTCCGGGCGCTCCACCATGTTCGAGGCGTTCACCTGGTAGGTGATGCCCTCGTTCAGGATGGCCAGCTGCTGATCGGGAGTGGTGTTGGCGGAATCGAACCAGCCATCGCTGGACGAGCCGGTGACCACGATCTTGTCGACCGTCGGGTGGTTGAAGAAGCCCCGCAGGCCGGTGCCGGGATAGCCGAAGAGGGCCACCTTGTTGGCGCGGCGTTCGTAGGCATCACGCACGGCGTCGGCACGGCGCTGCTCCAGGGACACCTTGGCAAACTGTGCCTTGCGCAGCTCCTCAGTGGTGTAGACGAAGCTGCCGCCGAAGTTGCGGATCGTGTTGATGATCTCCCCTCGACGGACGTCGGAAGTGGGGAGATCGCTGGCGAAGTCACCAACCAGGTCGAAGTCACCGACCTTGTCATAGATCTCATACTTATAGGTCTCGGCGCCTTCCGGGACCTCGTTCGAGACGGGAATGATTCGCGAGTAGGGAATCTCCGCGTAGATCTTCTCGAAAACCTTGGGCAGGATGTGCTCAAGTTCACGCAGGAGGAACACTCCCGGCGTGGCGTTGTCCATGCGAACTGTCATTGGTCGATGCCTCCTCAACCGGGTGCGGTGTCAGCGGTGAAAGTCAGCTGGGCGGGAGTGTTGATCTCCAGCGCCAGCACCAGGCCAGCGGCGCCGGCCTTGCGGATCACCCAGCCGCCGGCAGCCAGCGCGAGGGTGTTGCCATTGCTGGCGGTCTTGCCCCACTTGCCGGCATTGGTGCCGGACTTGTGAAACCGCAAGGTGTCGCCAGGCCCGACCGCCTCCATCACCTCCAGGTAGATCGTTCCCTGGGTGAGGATGTTGACGGCCTTGAGGCTCGGGATCCCTTCGCTGTAGTTGGGTGCCGAACCGATCGCCGGGATGTTCTGCTTCTCCTGAGTGGAGGAGCGGGCGGTGATGCCGAGGATCGCGCCGGCTGCGGTGGCCAGCTGGCAGCTGTTGGCCAGCACGCCGCCGCTGTTGGCAACGACGGGCACGCCATAGGCCAGCAGGTTGCCGGTCTCATTGGCGCCGGTGATCACCCGCAGGGTGGCGAGATCTGCGATCTGGCCGGGGAGGCCGCGATCCAGCTGGAGGGGGTAGTTGTACTGCGCGCCCTCGCCGGAGCTGACCGCAGTGGGCGTGAAGGTCTGAGCCATGGGATCACTCCTTGGTGATGGTGAGGGCCCGGCGGGAGTTCTCCTGCTGGGCGCGGATCATGCGCGCACGGGCCGCGTCCTGGCCTCCGGAATCGGAAGGGATGCCGTTGATCGCGCTCAGCAACGGGTCAGCGCTGTCGCTGCGGCCCATGCCCTGCTCGGCGTAGGCGTCAAACATGGCGGCCACGTAGTCATCGCTGCGGTCCTCGAAACGGTCAGGATCGACGCCGATTTTCTCGAGCGAATCGATCATCAGCTCGCGATCGTTGAGACCATCGAACGTGGGTCGCTCGCCGGTGATAGCCGTCGCGCGATCGATCAGCTCCAACCGGGCATTGACCAGGGCGTCGATGTCGATGTCCTCGGCGTCGATGCGGCTGTCGATCTCCGTTTCGAGCGAGTCGAGGCGATCGACGAGGGCATCAAGGCGGCCCAGGTCGCGCTCATGGGCGGCGATGGCGTCATCACGTTCGGCGCAGGCCCGGTCGTACATGGCCTTGGGCACCATGCGTCCACCGCCATCCTTCTTGGTGGCCCTGTAGGAGCCGAGATTGGCGACGCCACCGCCGTCCATCTCGTCTTCATCGCACATCTCCATTTCCTCGTCGTCACTGCCTTCCCGGGCCTCGTCGTCCTCCTCCATTGCCATGGGGGGAGGTGCCTTCTTCTTGCCCTTGGCATCAGCCCGGACCTGGGCCGACAGAGCGGAAGCGAGGGCCTCGGTGGCATTGCTCAGCGCTGCCACAGCGGTCATGGAATCCTCCGTTTGGGGTTGTGGTTGGCCGTCGGCCGGGATGGGATCAACGGCATAGGCGGAATCCATGTGCAACCGCACCTCAGGGCCTGCACGGCCCTTGCGCACGATCGCCACGTGGTTTCCTGAGATCTCCCTCTGGACGCCGTCGTATCGCTGGCCATCGGGGGTGACGCCAGGAGTGGCGTCGAATTTGACCCGATACCCCACGGACACCTCACGGGCATCACGCCGTTTGATGGCGTCGATGGCTTCCCGATCGGTGACCGTGACGAAGCCCACCGCAAACGGTGAGCGGTACTCGACCATCGAACCGGTGTGGCCTCGCTGGTACTGCCGGCACGTCTCAGGTGTCAGCAGCTCCGGAGGGTGCTCCAGGGTGACCGGGAGGTTGGCCAGGGAAAGCAGGGCGTCCTTGCGGCTGACCTCCTCCTCCGGCCGGTACTCGATCGCCTCCTTCCCGTCCTGACGGCGATAGCGCTGCAGCCCGGTGCGCGCGAAGGTGGCCTTGATGCGCAGATAGCCCTCGGGAGTTTCCTCCCAGTCGGGCGAGATCTCGGCGCGATCAAAGCGCAGTGCTTCGCTCATGGCCAATCGAAACCTGTCTGCATCCTGCGAGGTGGCTTCTATGGTTTGGGCTGAATGTTCCTGATCGGAACGTGTTCTCTATCGCGCCCGACGACTACGTTCTCAGCCAGCTCGGAGCCAGGGTGCGGGCGCTGCGTCAGGCACGCGAGATGACCCAGGCGCAGCTGGCGGAGCAACTGGGGGTACAGCATCCCTGGGTTGCCAAGGTGGAAGCCGGCACCTTGGCGCCCACGCCAGGACGGCTGCGGGCCCTGGCGCAGGTGCTCAACTGTTGCCCTTCGTATCTGCTTGCTCTCTGATAGGATTTGGGTGTTGGAGAGAGGC